GGTTTGGGAGAAGCGGCAAAACGGAATGTGGGCAACGGGGAAAACCAAATCCCTGATATGTCTTTCTGGACGGTTACTGGTGGCAATGGAAATTTTGTGATTCGTCAACCTGACGGGCTAATCACTCAGATGGTTACTGTAAGTATAAGCGGTCCAGTGGCGATGAATGGAATGACTGATAATGCTTATGCCATTACAGGTTCTAATAAGTCTTATATTGCCACAGCCACATTGCCCTTTGTATTTCCTAATAAGGTGCTGGGCGTTATCCCTCTGGTATCAACAACAGCTTATGGCGGTGTATCCAGTAATATTACAGGTTCATACGCGACGGCGGTTTGTTCTTTTGCCGCTGTCCGGGGGAATAATACGATTGTATTCAAAGTCGACAAACCACTGAATGCAGCCTTTCCTTCAGATACCAGCGTCTCAGCGTTAATCATTGGACGGTAAGAATGAACTCAGTATTCTTTTCACCCGGAAGTAAAAGTTTTTATCTACAAGAATTGTTTCCAGAATATGAGGATGCGGGAACGCTTCCAGATGATGTTATTGAAATTACCCGAGAAACATATGAGCAATTTCTTGGGCTGCATCCAGAAGGGAAAGAAATTGGCGCTGACAGTTCAGGACGGCCAATATGGATTAATTCCCCACCGCCTTCAAAAGAGGATGAGGTGTTGATGGCTGAAATGAAAAAAATATCTTTGGTTTCAGAAGCCAATACCTACATCAACACCCATCAGTGGCCTGGCAAAGCTGCTATTGGTCGTCTGAAAGGTAACGAGCTGGAGCAATATAATTTATGGCTGGATTATCTGGACGCACTGGAACTGGTTGATCCCTCCAGTGCTCCAGATATTGAATGGCCTACGCCTCCGGCAGTTCAGGCCAGATGACATTCGGCGCGGTGCTGGTATCTGTTGCCGTCACCGCGTCAATGTAATCCAGCACAGCGTTAAGCCGGGTTGTTTCTGCCTGCGTCAGTTTCCGTCCGGCCTGTAATTTCAGCTGAATCAGACTAATGGAAGCCATTGCAGCATCAATCAGTGACTGGCGCTGTGCTTCTGCCGCGTCTACTGCGGCGCTATGCTGTGCCTCAGTATCCGTCACCCATTTCTCACCATCCCATTTATCGTATGGCGTTAATGGGGCGATAGTGGTTGTATTATTAGGGTAATCACCCGGAGCTGTGATTTCTTTTGATTCTCCTGTTTCGGTGCTAAAGACGATTTCACCGCGATGGTCTGGCACATATTCCCATGACTTAAAATCTGCAGAACGGCAGATTGCATAACCAGCTTTGTATGCGCCTGGAGCATCTAAACAGGAACATGCCGGAATGCCGACACCAACGGCAAGATATTCAGTTGATATGGAAATATATTCCCGTGTTTCACCATCATAATTATAGACAGTAATATCCCCCGCCTTCGTGGCAATAAACTCGCTATTTAATACAGCGCTATCCATTATGCAGCCCTCACAATGTAGTTAAATGCGATGTTGCGTGGACGGACACCGAAATAAGAAGTAACACCATTCATTGTCAAATTTCCAGAGCCAAAAGCGGTAAAACCAGAACCAGCATTAACTGCCGAATCCGCGTTTCTGACAAAGTTTTTGGGAGGTGAACCGGAGACACCAGCCGAAATATCATCAGCGTTACCGCCATTGCCGTGGTGGTTAGTTATCTTTGTTTCCGCCTGCGCCGTCAACAAACCTCGTCCAGAGTCAACCCCGCGCCCGTCATCCCAGCCGCGAATAAACTCACCACGTAAATCAGGCAATTTATTTGTCGGATAAGCCTTTGCCAGTTCCGGGTATTCTTCAGCAGAAAAAGCGGCACCATTGCATTTCAGCCAGCCTGTTGGCGGAGTGGCTGAAGGCCACGGAACAGGGACACCAACAGGTAATGCAGAGCCTTCTCCCAAACCAAGGTTTTCGAGAGCCGTTTTCACCGTGCCATCCGATTTGATATCGCCAAACGGATTCTTGCGGCTTAACAGCAGCGCGCGAAGCGCGGTAAGTAGCTGGTCGTGCCGCCCCTTCTCCAGGCTGGCACCGGACGCCTCCACAACGCTGCAAAGCTCCTCCTGCAACATGTCAAAGTAGTCATCATCCAGATCGGTGGCAGGCGTGCCGGTCTGGGGGTTACCACGGGTAAAACCGTTCTTACCCGCGCCGAACTTATCCTTCTGCGCGGTTTTCGTGTCTATACGATGCATGGATTACTCCGGATATTTAAAAATTACGTAGGTATGCGACGGGCAGAGTTTGTTAAGCACACATTCGACAACTGTGTCGCCCCAGATACGCAGTGCGGAATCACAGGGATCGCCACATGTCATCCAGGTGGTGTTGGTGGCGGCTGGCATGTTGACCTGCCAGTAATACCGCCATTCAGGCGCGTTCACAGCGTCAGTACAGGCCGATGAGCAGGTGAACGTGCTTTTGTCGTATCGCGCGATGGTGGCATCTGGTCTGCCCAGGGCAGCAAGCTGTGCAAGATAAAAATCCTCGTTGATGCCGCCCGCCAGGTTAACCTTCGCATCCAGCCGTTGCTGACGCTGGCGAAGGGTCTGTGTCCCTGCGGGAATACATTCATCCGGCAGACCGCACAGACGCTCCCAGCGGTTTATCAGTTCAGTGGTGGTGCGCGGATCCAGCTCCCGCATCAGGGCATCCGCAAGCTGATGAACGCGGGTTAATGACGGTGCCGCACCGGCAATCGCCGGATCGCTGGCTGACCACGCCGGACCGGGGGGCAACAGTGCCGACAACAGACGGATGTAATCATCGTTTGTCACGTCCATGAAATCGTCCCCAGTACCGCCAGTTCATTTTTTGCAATGGAGATATTGTCTGCCGGTGCAAGCAACTGATGGCTGTATTCCCCGTTCGCACCGGAAATCGCCTCACTGATACGCGATACCTTCAGTTCTCCCTGCGGATAACCATCACGCAGCAGGAACGAATGCAACTCCGCGGTAATGGCAGCCCGTATTTCTGGTGTGTCCGGCGTCACGCGGATATGAAAATCCACCGTATGTGCCACCGGCCTGAATACATACAAATCAGAGCCTGCCACCGGGGCCAGTGGCTCGATATGTTGTCTTGCCGCCGTTTCCGTTGATTCTTCCGGAATGGGATTAATCAGGTCACTGCTGGCAATCATCACACCGACAGTCCCCGTTCCCATCCAGTGTCGGTATGTCCATGCGCGGGTAATGCCGGGCACTTCTTTAGCCCAGACAACATAGTCCCCGTCAGCCCCGCCCTGCGGCGTCCAGTAATACCGCTCAATGACGCGGGCGCGCCACGTTTCCAGATCTTCAGTATCGAATCCGCCAGTCAGGGTATCTGCCACACCGGAAGACGGCAGACCATTCACCGGCGTGACCAGGATTAATGCCGTACCGTCGTCAGCGTTACCGACCGCGCCTGCAGTTGAGCAGGCGATCGGCACGCGCAGGACACCACCGGCGCTGGTTGCATCGGCAGTTGCCGTGTACTGAACCAGGTCATCGCGCTGAATAACACTCCCGGCGGTCACCTTCAGGCCATCGCTGACACCTTCCCAGCGCATATACCCGCTGGCAACCGTGGCTCCCTTGCGCGGACACCGTTTCATCGCAGCATGTCGCGCCAGCCAGGACTCATCGCACAGGTCAGGCAGCATGTTCATTGCCAGATAATCGATGTAACCATAAACCGTATGCAGCGCCGCCGCATACACCTTTGCCCGCACGTCTTCATCCATGCGCCGGAGCGTGTCGCTGACGTCCAGCCTGGCGAATAAATCGTTACGGAGCATACTGATATTTTCTGCCAGCGTCGGGCGCTGAAATTCACTATCCGCCATGCGTTATCGCACTCCACAGATCATCAAAAGAAATCATTACCGGTCCGTCACGACGCCAGAGAGTGATACTGTTACCCAGTTCATTAATCCCAGTGCGGCGGATATCCAGATCAATGCGGGACACCACGCCGTCATCAATCATCCATTGCAGGCATTCGCGGATATACCCCCTTACCGTCTGCACCAGTTGATTGGTCAGTTTGCTGCGCTGAAGCAGCCACAGTCGGGAGCCGTAACGGTCATTCTGTACCGTAGGCCAGGTATCCCCCCACCATCCCATCGGGACGTCGGCATTGTCATCAGGCTCCGCCCGCCGCCAGGTAAACAGGGAAATCACCACGGCGCGGGTCAGCGGATCCAGCGGTGCGCTGGCGCAGGTGCGTTTACCGTTCACCGTCAGCCACAGTTCCATCATGCCTCCATCGCTTTATCAGGTTTGTCGGTGTTACTGCCCTGACCGTTCTCTCTGTGACGATGCCCGTTATAGGCAAGCCGCATCGCTGACATGGTGGTGCCGCTGGAGTCGCACAGGTCTTTCACCTGTCCTGTCACTTCCAGGTCCATTTCAAAACGTGCTTTAGGTGAATTGCGAAACGTGATCGTTTTACCTGCACCGTCCACCACGATCCCCTCCCGGGTCAGCGTCACGGACTGCCCCTGATCGTCATAGACCGCCACCTCACCCGTCTGCAGCCCTTTCAGGCGGTAGCGCCGGTCCGACACCGTAACAACCACCGCATGAGAACGGTCGCCATCCGGAAACAACACCACCGCTTCCGCACCGCTGTTTGCCCTTGCGGTAAAACCGTAGGGTTCAAGATGTTCAACCCCGGCTTTGGGTTCACCGGCAATCAGGGACACATCCACGGTCTGACATTTCGTGGCGGCACTGATGCTTTTCACCACTGCCCGCCCAATCAGGCCGAGGAGTTGTCGCTGCATGGCTTCAATCGTCCTCATCAGAACGGGTCCTCCTGTACTCTGGCTTTTTTCTTTTTCCGCGCGCCGGGGGCTTCGGGTTCAGGCAGATAAGCATCAGGTGGGCCGACACGGATTTCCGTCAGGGTGCCGTTCTGGTCCTGAGTAAACGTGACTTCCGAGACAAGCAGTTCGGTATTGTCGAAACCACAGACCGGATCGAAGACAATCACCCGCTGGTTGGGTTGCCACAGCGTACCGTTACCCTGTCGCCAGCCCTGCACCACATAGGTGGTTTCATCCGTCCGCGCCGCCCGTTGCCGGGCTTCAAAGTCCGCACGGGCAATACAGCCTGCCCCCGTAGCCTGCCCTGTCTGCCTGATATACATCGGACGGTAACGGGCAATAAATGCGTCTTCTGTGCGGGCCCGCAGCGCGGTGGTGGTGGCCTCACCGAAATCATCGTCATTTCCGGCACGCTGCCCCGCCACCTGGTAAACTGAAAACCGCTCCCGGATACTCTTCTCCGTATCACAGGAAAGGATGTTTTCCCCAAGTACCAGCGCGGTATGTGCCCGCGTTGAGCCAATACCGCCAATCACCAGCCTGCCATGCGGGTCGTCGTAAGCCAGTGCCTGCTGCTGACCGAGTATTTTGTTGATCACCTCGATCACCGTTTCGCCGTGATCAGGCTGAACATCAGGAATAACACCCGACGGCGCACCGCTGTTCACCACCTCAATGCCGAAAGGCGCAGCAAGCGCCTGCGCAATCTGCACCAGCGAGCGTCCGTTAAACTGTGTCGGTTCGGCTGCACAGTCAATCAGGTCAGCCGTCAGACTACGTCCGGCAATACCGGTGCTGACCGAACGGGCATCGTAACGAACGGGAGTCGCCTCCACCCAGCCGGTGATCACCAGCTCATCACCAATCAGCACTTCCACTTTTGAACCGTTTTTAATGCGCGGCTGAAGCGTGGTGATACCCTCATCTCCCGGCCACTGGCGAGTGATCTCCACACTGAAATCCCGCGCCAGCCGTTCAATACCGGCACCGATGCGCACCGATGTCCAGCCATTCCACTCCCGGCCATTTACCCGTAGCGTGACATTGTCGTTCATTGCACTGGCACCTTCAGAGGGATCACCGGCACAAAGCCGGGATGCGTAATGGCATTACGCCGGATAATGTCCGCGTCACGCGCCGCGTTATCAAACCAGGTAGCCGCCAGCACCAGCGCGGGTAAAACCTCATCCGGTGTGCGCTGAATGATCCGTGCAGACTGTTCAAGGCGCGTGTTGATATCCGCATTCAGATCTGCTTTCACCCGGCGCAGCGCCAGAAACAGCGCATCACTGGTTGTACGGGACAACTCCTTATCAATTGCCGTATTCAGTGTGTCGCGAATGTCAGTCAGTTCTTCCCACGTCGGCAGGTCAACCGTGTTTTTCACCGCCGATGCATTGTTTAGTGCCGGATGCGTGACGGAAGGCCAGCCAGTGCTCTGCGCGGTTGTTGTTGCCTGCCCCACTGCGGAATTCTGCATCACCGCGGAAGTTGTTGGCGCAGGCAATCGGGTGACGGCATACGCCGCTTCGCTGATTGCGGTCGTACGAAGGGTGCTGGCAACCACGTTACGCTGCTGCGTCGCCGTGGCGGTGGTTTTACTGTCCGTTTTCCAGACGCCGCGCGGTTGCAGATCGCTGCCGAGGCTGACACCGGAAAGCGTTTTGATCATGGTGACCAGGTCGCTGGCGTTACCATAAAGGCGTTTCCCGGTACGCCACATTTTCTGCACCTGCTCAACGAAATTTTTGCCTGACGATGGCGGCGGCAGAAGTACCGAGATATCCCCCTGCAACAGCCTGGCGGCATCCGATACGGCAGAATCCACCACTTTCATGGCATCAGAAACATACCCCAGCATTATGCTGGCATTACCGATAACGTCGTTCTGCACGAAATCCGCCACACCATCGATACTGAAACCGCTGAAGCTGTCACTGATGCAGTCATCCAGTGCAGAACAGGATGACATCAGCGTCTGCGCCGTCGCCGCACCTGATGTGGGGTAAGAGAGTTCTCCTGCTTCGACAAACTTCAGGTCAAAGCGGACAATACGCCCTTCACTTTTCGATGTGCTGACCCGAACTTCCCCGTCAACACAGACTTTCAGCTCACCATATGTCGGGTGGACAAGCGTGCCGGGACCGGGTTTATTCAGCGCTTCAATCAGGCGATCGCGCTGGTCAAAGCAGTCATCTCCCACCACATAAGCCGTGATGGACGGGCGGAAAGTGACTTTTCCCAGATCTTCGGTATAGGGTTTGTCGCGGTTCGGATATTCGTGTGTTTCCACACGACGGCCGGTTCCCGCACTTTCTTCTTCAACCTTAAACGGCACACCTCGAAATGACGCATCCTGAAGCCTGTCTTTCCACGTCATATACACTCCGAAAATAAAAAAGCCACCTATTAGAAAGTGGCCTTGTAATGAATTTTATTAATTAGCGAGTCAGAAACAACGAATCTTTATACTTTTGCTGTTGTTCATTTAAATACTTAGCTGTTTCATCGCTGGCAAATGGAAATATTACCGTATTTTTAGGCATGGTAATTTCTTTTTTGTCCAGCGTCAGAGTAAACATAGGAACATACTGAGCAGAGTAACGCACCGCAGAAACGAGCTCTAGTTTAGACTCTTCAATAACACTTAAATTATCCAGGCTAACTTTCTCTTCATCTTTTTTCTTTGACGCATTTAAAGTTTTTATTACTTTATTTAATTTCTCCTGAAAATCCTCCTTAAAGTTTTCAGGATTGCCGTCGACAACAAGAATCTGTTCACCCTGATTATCTGGAAAAATAATCTTTGCACTTATCAATTTATTTTCTTTATAAACATCACCAAGTTTTATGGCTCCTCCAGATAACTGAATAATATGTTCATCTTTAAAGGAGATGTTGCCAGAGATTATGAGAGATGAAAAAACAGCCGCTGCTCCAAGAATTACACTTGCTGTGATATAGCCTTTCATTTTTCGCCTATTAACATTTTTCTAAATGTGCATTAATTCTATCACTCTATTTATGACTTACAACCAGCAATACCTGTGAGGGGAATTCTGGCTACCAAAATCGGGTATAGCCAACATCGTGATTTATATCAATGCCACTGGAGCGTGTTTCCGTAACCCGCATACCTGGTGGCATATTTATAAATGATACCTTGATCTCACCATCAACTTTTGGCGCAGAAGCTTTGTTAATCATGAAGGGATTCGGGCCTGTGGCATCGGAGGCGTTGTTTGACTGAGCCAGATCTACCGCCGGATAAGGTGTGTATCCCCGCGCCGGTATTCCCGTCCCATAAGCATCATAAGCACCCGCGCCCCACTGCGCAGAGTTAATGGCATCGACCGTGTCACCGGAACTGTCGGTAAACCACTCAATAATTGGCTTCAGCTTATCCCACATATCCTGAAACCACTTAACAACCGGTCCCCAGTTTTTGATCACCATCCCCAGCGGCGACCAGGCAAAAACCTTCTTCAGAAGTTCCCAGCCAGCCTCAAAATAAGGACCAATGGTTTCCCAGAGCTTCTTAAAATAAGGTCCGACAACATCCCAGTTAGTGATAATTAATCCCGCAGCCAGAGCAATCGCCGTCGCAATCATGCCAATCGGCGTCATCGACATAATCCTGCTGACAATACTGATGGCACTGCCCACGCCCATCAATCCCAGTTTCAGAATCGCAAGACCGGCAGCAAGCCCGACGACGCCGCGAATAACCCGGGGGTTTTCATCCGCAAACTTCGTGAATTTCTCCCCCAACTCCCCCAGCCACTGCGTGATATTTTTGGCGTCACCAGAAAATGCGCCGCCAATAGCTGCAAGACCGTTAGTTGCGGTCCCCGTCATTGCCTCCCACAGGTTGGACAGCGTACCAAGCTGAGCCTGAACACGTTTATTCAGGCTGGCCTGTTTATTCATCTTCTGCTGGATCTGATCGTAGCCATCCTTTCCTTTATCGATTAGTGCATTGACCACCTGAAGGGTTTCGGCATCATCACCAAATATTGCCTTAAGTACGCCTGTTCGCTTAACGTCGGTCAGTTTTCGCAGCTTTGCCAGTTGCCTGAACATGTTATCAAGACCGCCAAAACTCCCTTTGCCGTCAGTAAAATCGAGCTGTACCCCGAGTTTCTGGCGGGCCATGATTTTATTGACGTCCCTGATTTTCTTAACGCTTAATCCGGACTGGATAACTTTTCGCAGGGCGTTACCTGCCGACTCCCCGTTCATCCCCATCTGATCCATCATGACGCTGATGGGGGCAAGGCTCTGTGCAGCCTGAAGACCGTCCTTGTTCACCATCTTCAGAACAGAGCTGGTTTTAGTGAAGAAGGACAACATGTTGGTATCGTCAACGCCCAGATAAAACGCCTTCTGGATAGTGTCGAACAGCCCCATCATGTCTTTTGACGCCGTTCCGGTAGCATCCTGCATCTTTGCGGCAAACTCGGCAGCCGCTTCCGGTGTTTTTTTCAGTTGTACCGCAAGATAAGCTGTCGCTTTACCCACACCGCCAAGAATGTTTTCTGCCGGGATCCCCTGACGCACCAGCATCTGCATCATGTTCTGGAAATCAGCCGTTGTACCGGGTAGCTGATTACCCAGGCCAATAGCCAGTTTATTGATGTCCTGAAAGCTCTTTCCAACCTCGCCGTTCGCATCCATCATGGCGACTTTCAGCCCGGTGGCGGCGTTTTCCTGATCGGCATAAGATTTCAGGGAAAGCGTCAGACCCGCTGCCAGTCCGCCTCCAAGCGCCAGCCCACCCTGTGACGCTTCTTCCGCCTGGCGTTTAAATCCCCGGATTTTCTTTTGCATTTTCGACAGCGCGGGAGAAAGCCTGTCGACACCGGTGATCAACGCCTTAAGCTCAAATTCCGCCATGTGCGCGTTTCTCCTGCTCTATCCTGTTTGCCTGACTGACCAGCAAGGGAATTTCACTGATCGGCATATTCAGCAATTCGAAGGGATTAATGCGCCAGTAGCTGGCGCAGTCAAAGAAGCGATCAGTGAGGTATTCAGCCGTCAGGCCTGGAGGAAAAAACCCAGCCACAAGCCACGCCGCTGCATTCAGGTCTGCCGGAGACATCTGGTCGACAGAGCTTTGCGGCACTTTCGCCAGCCGCACAATGTATTTCGATACAACATGCGCCAGAAGTCTGACGGACTCATCCTGATTCATCTGGTAGGGATACCCCAGCTCGCGGACATCTTTCCCGGTGGGCTCATCAAACTCCAGTACGGAGAGTGTCTCGCCATGAGCGGTAATCGGTTTCTTTAACTCAAGCTCTTTCATTACTGGTAATCCCCTTCTTCACCGTGGAACTCAAGATCAACCGTGCCTTCTTCGGCATTATGGTTCGCTTCGCCGTGCAGCCAGGCTGACGACAATACATAGACCTGACCGTTCGCCAGCTCAGCAGTGATGGTCATCTCATCAGACGAGGTGATTTTGCTCACCGGAAAATTCTTCGGCACCTTGAAGGTCCCTTTGACATAAGGCGCACGGTGAGTTTCCTTGCGGTCCACTGAACCGTCCAGGCCGATGATGTCATCATTGACCGTCCTGTTCATGGGCACCTCAATGCCGCCGGTCAGCGATAGCTGCTGACCGTCAATTTTGAAATAACAGGTTCCCCCGATACGGGCCATTATGCAGACTCCTCTGAATACTGAAGACGGAACTGGTTAACCACGGCAAAAACACGCAACTGGTTAACATAGTCAGGCGGGAACAGCGTGTTCAGGCGGTTCGGATCGCTGGCATCACGCTCCACAACCAAGTACTGCTTAAACAGTTCGTAGTTTTCCACGATCCCCGCACGCTCAAGCTGACGGTAGGTTGCCAGCAGTTCCCCTTTGATTACCGCCGGGGTGACAATCGCCTGACCGGGACCAAAGCGGGTACCGTCGCTGGCAAGCTTGTGACGCCCGTACTTACTGGTAATGACGGATTTCAGTTTGCGCAGTACATACGCACTGGTATGCAGCGTCTCGCTGTCGAGGTAGCTGTTATCCGCAACCCCGTAAGAATTTTTCCTGTACGTGGTGACATCACGCTGAATGCGCAGCACCCCGCTTTCGACATACGCCGTTGCCACGCCATGAGACAACAGGGTCTGCTGCTCGGTCATCGTGAACCGTTTCCCCTTCGGCGCAGGCAGCATACCCACCAGCTCACCGGTCTGCGTGGGACGTGCCGGATCGTTGCGGATAAACACCGCTGCGCGGGCGGTACGGCTTGCCGCCAGCTCGTCGGCAGGCGTCTGGGTCTCTTTTTCGTACCCCGCCAGGGTAATGTGCTGCTGGTTAAACTGGTCACCAGCGGTCACCAGTTCTGACAGCGTGCCGATCTTTGCCGTATACACATGACCGTACAGCTGACGCGCATAGCTCCAGCGACCGCTGGTATCGTTCATCTCGGTCACCAGCGTGTTAACGGAGGCCGTGTCGTTGAACGGCAGGCCGATATAATCAAACGGCTCATCCGCCATTGCAGCCACCGCGCCGGTGAGAACCGGAGCACCCGTTCCGGCGGTACCCGTCGCCACGGCAATCTGTACGCCCGCTGGCAGCACTTCGCCCCCACCAAAGCCGTAGTAATTGAGGCTGACAGGAATTTCATTCCCGCAAAGCCCCTTATGACGCGCGGTCAGTGTGACCACGCCTGCCGAAGATGAAGCCGTAAACGGCAGGGTCGGAACGGCATTGATGGCATCCTGGATACTGCTGGCAATCATCGTGACGTTATCGCCGTTAGTCACCGGTGCCTGCACGCGGGTACGTCCCACATACACATTCACCGTGCCGGTTTCGGTTGCCGCCCCGGTCACCGTCAGCGTAACCGTTGCCGCCGCGCCTGTGGATTCAGGAACGGCAATCACATACAGCTCGCCAAACGGGTCAGTCTGGCGATAAGCCTCGACCATACGCGCCAGCTGACTTCCCGCACCACAAATCTGGCGTGCATAGTCTGCCGACGACATCAGTACCAGACTGTTGGCAACAATCTCTGCACCGTTATTGGCATGACCAATCAGCAGCGATGCTCCGCTGTCCTGTGCAGTATTCGCCGCCTGGTTATCCATTTCCGCATAAAACAGCGGAACCAGCGTATTCGACGGAATGGTGTTAAAGCTTATCGTCATCGGTGTTCACCTTTTTATTCACGCGCCGGATATCACCCGCTGCTTCACGGCGCAGCCAGTAGTTGTTCTCGTCAACATTTCGCCCTTCGACGGGCAAAAGGTCACCGCGGGCAGGGTCAGGCACTGACCGCCCTTTAACAGGTTTCACAAACATGAAGATTCTCAGGAAGGAAGGGTTATTTCGGTGTGATGTTCGATATCGCCGTCAGGCCCGTTACCGGGCTCGAGATAATCAACATCAATCGCCAGCGTTTGCAGTTCATCCAGACTGTTCAGATCATCCTGCTGGCGGGTATCGTCTTCAGTCAGCTCGCTGATGACCGAAAAATCGAACTGATAAATCAGCTCATGACGATTCAGATCCAGCAGCGTGCCGCCGTCATAGGTAATCGGGTTACCGCACGCTTCCGGGTTCCAGCCCAGCAGGGCCTTAAAGAGCATCTGCCGGACATCGTCCACCACATCATACGAGGCAAACTGACCGCGCTCATCACGCCCGTTACTCAGTATGACAACCACGGAGAAGCCCTCTTTCAGCTCCTGCCAGTAGTCGGTCTGGCTTTTGTTTTCTCCCGGAGAGTCATCACCCGGTACCACATACGCCGCCGGGAGTCTCAGCTTTCCGACCTCCGGCAGATTTTTGAACTGTGCCGCGCCTGCCACCCGGTTTTCAAAATACGGGCAGCGGGCACGCAGCGCAGCAATAACAGGCGTCAGTTTCATCTGTGTCGTCTCTCCGGCTTCAGTGATTTACGCAATTCCCGCGCCAGAAAATAGCGTGTCCAGCTGCGGTTCTTTTCAAGAGTTTCCACCATGAAGTTATTACGTGGAGCCAGTCGCCAGCCGCTGCCACCGGATGCACCACGATGATGACTACGACGACGTTTTGCTCCTCCCCGGACACCAAAAAACAGAAACGCCGGATAGAAGTCACCAGAGATCATCCGGTTCCCCTTCCCGTTGCGCTGGTTAGGGGCAATGCGTGTCATAAAACCGGCTCGCTTTTTACTGGCTCTCGGCACCATATAACCAATCGAACGAGCCAGGCGTCCGGTCTGATAACCGGGGTTTTCACCCGGTGCCGACCGCGCACGGCGCATCACCAGCCGACGGGCATCACGCATATGACGCTGCCCAATCGTGACAAACGCCCTCCGGACACGGGCGCGGTTAAAGCGCATCTCGGCGGGCTGCTGAACATCAACGTGAAAAAAGGGAGTCGCCATTGCTGCCTCCGTGACTCTGCCTACATTCGCCCAGCTCCGTACACTCCAGCAGCAGAAAGCGCCGCGCCCCGTTCAGATCACGCTGACGTTTCACCCGGTACACACTGTCATCACAGACCACCTCATAATCAGCAGTGATCCCCCGGCGGTAACGAATGGTGATGTAATGGGTGATGGCGTCCCCGGTCTGCGCGGTTTCCTGCCAGGTGGTGGCACTGGTCTGGATAACCTTCGCCCATGTCCGGAACGTAACCGGGTATTGAGGCTCCACGCCAAAGTTATCCGCGGGCATATCCACCCGCTGGCGGATCAGGACGCGTTTATTCAGTTCACCGGGGTCCGGCAGAATGTAGGTTGCGCTGGTCTGCGCCTGACGAATTTTCATTGCGGAAAGTACCTGTACGGGCCGACAAGCCAGCCAAAACTCTGCGGCATGTCGAGTTTCTCCACTTCCGTAACCGACGAGCGGTTTTCGTAAAAATGGCTGATAAGCATCAGCATCCCCAGACGAATATCATCCGGCAGGTGCAGCCCGTCCGGATCGCTGTCCGGAATGGTTTCATCCGGTGCATAGAGCTTCCGGTTCAGATACGTTTCCGTCCGCTTTTGTGCCGCACAGGCCAGCAGTTGCAGATGGCGGTCATCAGCATCGAAATCCTCATCCAGCCGGAGTTGGGCTTTAATCTCTTCCATTGTCAGAAGCATACTCAGCCCTCTTTACTGGTCGTGGCTTTTTTCTCTTTTGCCGCTTTACTGCTTTTTGCACTGATTCCGCGCTCTGCTAACCCGGCCTGAAGTGCAATCTCCTGCACCCGGGCAGGAAGCGCCCCGTCGTCATACTCACCGGCCCGAATGACCTCAACACGCATACCGTCCGGTGACCATTTCAGATCTTGTTTCAGGATCATGATTCTTCACCCGTCAGAACAGGGGGCGCGGTTCCGCGCCCCTGAGTGATTACGCCGCTGCAATCTTCAGCAGTTTGATGGCCTGCGAATCGACCAGCATCCCGCCGGTGCGCTTGGTGGTATAAAAACCGACAAACGGTTTATTGGTGTACGGGTCACGCAGAATGCGGGTGCCGATACGGTCAACGATGGTGTAACCCCGTTTGAAGTTACCAAATGCAATGGCTTTCGCATCAGCGGCGATATCCGGCATCTGTTCGTTTTCAGCGATACCGTAACCCGCCAGAGAGGACGGCTGCCCCAGTTCCAGCCCCGGACGCCACAGATAGTTACCCTCGGTGTCTTTCAGCAGACGTATGGCAAACAGGCTGTTGTTGTTCATCATGAACTTCGCGCCAGTGCGGTGTGCCTTACGCAGCGTGTAAATCAGTTTGATAATGGCGTCTGCGGTCACCGCGGTCGCTTCGCCGGATACAATATGCTGAAGTTTGCCGAACGCCCGGACCTTGTCGGTTTCATCAGTGGATTCATACGCCAGGAACCCTTTCGGCTTCTTGGTGCCATTGCCTGAGGTAAAGGCAATTTCTTCCTGTTCGGCAAATTCGGTTGCCAGCTCGCTGTTGATCCAGGCCTCCACGTTGAAGAAGGCATCGTCCAGCATTTTCTGGGTAGCCTGCGGGTTGCCGTAGATTTCCCCCATGAGAGGTTCAATCAGCTCCAGTCTGGAGGTGGCAGTCTGGGATCGCGTATCCGTTTCCCCCACCCATCCGGAAGCCGTACCGCCCAGATTCACCAGTTTTTTGTAGTCGGAACCGCCAACGGTGATCACCGTGGCTTCCTGACGCATCACCACTTCATCTTTCAGCAGGTTAAGAATGTTGCGATCCAGTTCTTCCGGCACGGCGTAGCCACCGTCTTCATCGGTACCCACCTGCAATGCCTTACGCTCCAGATCGCGCAGACCGTCTTCACGGCCTTTACGCAGGAAGCCCACAAACGCCTCTTTATGCTCGGTGGCCAGTTTATTTTGCGCTCCACCTGCCGGACGTTTCAGCTCAAGCAGTTCTTTTTCAAGGTCGCTTTTGAGATTTTCCAGCTCGCTGAGTTTCCCGTTCAGGGTTTCCACCTGCCCGGCAAGCTTGCCTTTTTCCTGCTCAATCGCATCCACGCGCTTGTCGTTCTTTGCTTTGAAGTCGTCAAACTTCTGCTGCAGCTCCTGCGCGACCTGTTCGACATCTTTAATATCAACCGCCATCGTATTTCTCCTGATTAGAAGTTCAGATTTTTCAGTGCATTCAGTGCAGAGCCCACATCCTCAGCGTCGCGCAGGGACAGTGCGCCATAGCCCCCGGCCATGAATGCTTTGGCCTGGGTACGGGAGAGTCCGACATCACGCAGGACTCTTTCGATTTTTTTCTGTTCGGGGATTTCCCCGCGGGCCAGTGCGTTCTTGACGTCGCTGATCCGCGCCTCGTCGTTAGACGGGAACGTCACCAGGCTGACTTCCCAGAGGTCGATTTCTTTCAGCAGAAAGGCTTCTTTGCTCCGGTCGTATTCCCAGTCTTTCAGGACGTACCCAATAGAAAGGCCGGTTAACGAACCGGCCTTCATGTGTGCATGTGCGCGTTTTGCGAGGGGATCATCATCAATAAGCAACCGTCCCCTGACGTAAAGCCCGACATCGTCTTCCTTCATTTCGGTGTAAACACCGATGGGTTCATCCATGCGGTGCTGCCAGAGCAGCGCAGGTAACGCTTTTCTGTCACTCCACGCCCGCAGGGAAGCAGCAAATGCCCCGGACATCACCACATCATCGTGGCTGTCCTTTACACCAAAGACGGAGCCATACCCTTCAAACTCACCGGAGTCACTGACAGATTTCAGACTCAGCGGTACATCAAGACGTTGTTTCGTCTGCATTGGCGTTATCCTTCTGCTTACCGGCTTTACTGCCATCGGAGGGTTTCGTGGTCATGTTCATCGGTGTGAGATAGACATCACCACCGGGTCGTGGATTCATATCTTCCAGGTCGCGGCAGTCATTGGGAGAGTAAATTCCCCTGTTGATCCCGGTGGCGTAGGCTTCAAAACGGGACTTCATATCCCCGCGCAGTAACGCCCCGGCGTTAAATTTGGCGTAATAAACGCCCTGCTTACTTTTTCGTACCAGTCCGGTGTTGATCCGCTGTTCGATGCGGGTCAGATACGGCACCAGTGAATAGTTGATAAATCCCAGCCCCAGCTCTTCGATATTGTTGAAGGTGGCGCGATCGGTGTTCTGCACCATGTGCAACGGCACCCGGAACAGACGACAGATTTCTTCAAGCTGAAACTTGCGGGTTTCCAGGAACTGGCTGTCCTCGGCGTTCAGCGCCATCGACTTCCAGTCCAGCCCCATCTCAAGGATCATCGGGCGGTGAGCATTGCCAAGCCCGGTGTGACGCTCCTCAAAATCTTTCTTCAGGCGCTCATAAGCCTGATCTGACAGCGTCTGCTCTGTACGCAACACACCCGACGTCACCGCGCCATTGCTGAACAGTCTGGCCCCGTGCTCTTCGGTCGCTGCCGCCAGCGATATTGCCTCGCGGGCATAGGCGATGGGATTCAGCCCCACCAGTCCGTCCAGCGTCAGCGTGCGCACATGCCAGATATCCTCCTGGCTCAGTACATCCGTGGAGCCATCCGGGAATGTGACCTGATAGACCGGCTCCCAGCTACTGTTAAGCTTCGGTACCACACAGCCGGGATCGACGGGCAGCAGTTCAGCCACTTCGCCAAATGCTTTCACTTTGTAGGCGTAAAAGTTTCCCCGCAGGCACAGACAGGTGACCACCAGCTCCCAGAACTCCTGCGGCGTCATATAGCCATTGGGATGCGTGGAGATCAGCTTATGCAGACGTTCGCCAGCGGCTCTCTGCTTCAGACTGCCGTTCAGGTGATACAGGTTGCAGGGCAACATCCCGACCGACTCCGCCAGCACCCTGACACAGGAAAAAACCGCCGTCAGTCGCATGGCCCGCTGGCTGCTGATCTGCTTTCCGGTATAGGTGTCGTAGGACAACCCGATAACATCCGCCAGCTCTGCTGGCGTGGTCACCGGTGCGTCACTTTTTCGTTGAAATAATCCCGAAAAGAACACTATTTACCTCCGCCGACAGACGACTGTGTACGGTCGAGATATCGCGCCACCAGCCACGACCAGAACAGACACAACGCCCCGGCAACAACAAACCCCGCCGGGGGATAAATCAGCCAGGCACCATACGCCAGCAAAAGCGCCCCCAGCACGCCCACCAGAGGCGCGAGAATCAGCATGATCATAATTACCTCAGTTAAAGCGAGCGGATCCCATAGGACTCAATGTGGTCAGACAGCGTGTCTTCTTTCTCGTACAGCAGGGCTCTGCCAACCGCCATAATCAGCGCAACTGCACCATCGATTTTGTTTTCCGCCTGCTCTTTGACGGGCTTCACTAAATCATCGTTACCTGGCATGTTTTTGCCGACCACATTGCCGATACACCAGGTCATGATGGGATTGCCGTCATGATGAAAGCGTCCCGATTCAATCGCTGCCTCCAGCTCTTTCATCGGGTCGGACATATTGGCGAAGTTCTGGACGATAGTAACGGGATTCAGGTCTTCATCAGCAAGGTCATGTGACAGCCCGGTCGCTCCGAAAGGGTCGATGGGTGACTCACTGACCGGGCTGATTTTGTTCGCCGCTTTGGCCTCTTCGAGGATGTAGCGATAATCCACCTCTGCACCATCGGTAACGGTCAGAACGCCCATTTCCACCCATTTCTGAAAGCGTTCGGCTGTCCGGCGATCTTCATTTTTCTCGACGCTGTACACCGTGTCATACGGTACCCAGAAACGCGGGGCCACACTGTAGTAATGCGTTTTACCGTCAATCTCGCGGGTATAAAGTCGCGCCATGCTGTTCATATCCAGCTTACGCGCCAGGTCAAAGGCCAGAATGCACGGCTGCCCCTCGAACTGCTCAAGAGTCAGTGATTTATCCTCGCAGCTCTGCCAGCTCACCAGGTTGAAATACGCCGAACGCGCCGACACCCAGATATTGAGGTGTTTTGTTTTAAAGACGTTTGCCAGACGGGCGTTATTTTTCGCACGCTGCTGCTGACTTAACAAAAATTCGCGATAAACCGACACGCCAATATTTGGATTGGCTTTTTCCAGCACCTGCGGGTCGGTCCAGTCGTCACCTTCATCAACGGTATAGATGATCCCGAACAGTTCATCGTTAGGCACCGAGCCGTTGAGCATCTCGATGACTTCCCGCCGCTTGTCGTAGCACGGCCCCTCAATGTTGTACCCGGCGGTGGTGATGGCCCACATCAGTGGCTGACGTCGCGCCCCCATCCCGGTAAGCATTGTGGTATAAAGCGCATCGGTGGCATGCTCGTGATATTCATCAACCACGGCACAGTGGGGTGATGAACCATCACCTGGGTTGCCGATCAGCGGTTCAAACCGCGCGCCATCCTCCGGACGGTTCATGTTTGAGGCGTTAACCTCAATCCCGAACGCTTCCGTCAGCATGGGTGTGCGTTTACACATCAGTCGCGCCGGGCGAAAGACTTCCCACGCCTGTTTCTCTGTCGTGGCACCGGAATACACTTCCGCGCCAAACTCGTTATCACAGGCAAAACAATACAGGGCAACACCGGCAGAGATTGCTGATTTGCCGTTCTTACGGGGGATTTCGGTGTACACCTCCCGGAAGCGGCGCAACCGGGTGCCTTTATTGACCCAGCCAAACGCACAGCAGATCACAAATAGCTGCCACGGCTCCAGCGTGATGGGCATCCGTTTGAATGCCCACTCCCCCTTGGTGTGCGGCAACAGCTGAATAAATTTCGCGGCCCGTTCAGCCAGGTCCTTGTCGAAGCGGTAACGAAACGACTTACTTTTTTCCGCCATCAGGTCATCAAGATGGCGCTGGCAGGCCTGAATCACAAACTGGCAGGCAACAATCTTTCCGCGCACGACATCCCGGGCATACTGATTTGCAGCATTTACGTTGGGGTAAGATTTCCGGCTCATGATTCGATGATTTTCAGAAACGGGTTAGTGGCTTTCTTCTTCCCCGCCAGGCCAATCAGACGCTGGCGGCTGCTGGGGTCGAGTCCGAGCATTGCCCCCGTACTGCTCATCTCGGACTCCTGTTCTTTTTTGGCAGTCAGCTCCGGATTTTTGACCATACCGCCCATTGCACCGGTGATGGTGTTGCCCTGTCTGGCAATATTTTTCACGGCACGTCGCCAGAACTCGTAGGCCACGCACCACCGCTCAAGCACCGCAAGGTCAGTCACGCACAGCAGGCCCTGACCGCAGAGTTCTTTAGTTGTCAGTTGCCACATGATCGTAGCGAGAGGGAGATCTTCTTCAGCGAACCACTCCGGTGGCTCAACACCTTTGATGGGCGTAAAAACAGGTTCACCTTTATTCAGGGCTCGCTTGCCGGGGTTTCCGGCCAGCGCCTTGCGCGCCGTTGGCTTGGGGCGACGCCCGGAACGCCCCGCCGTTCCAGCCATATGCGGCACTCCTGGTTAAATTTCATTTTTCGCGGGTATAAAAAAACGATGGGGCGGGCAGTCCGGAAGACGTCAGGCTGCAGGGATTTGCCCCGCCCCTCCCCTCAGACAGTTGAGAATTATTATCACTTTAACCGTTCACGGGCCGTCTTCGCCTTATGACACGGCCAGCACAGACTCTGCAGATTACTGTCAGCATCAGTGCCGCCATGCGCTTTAGGGATGATGTGGTCAACAGTTTTCGCCTCACGCACCACACCAGCACGCAGACATAATTAACACAGGCCTTTGTCACGCTTCAGAACACGCGCGCGGATACTGTCCCACTTCGAACCGTAGCCGCGCTGATGACGGGATTGTCCAGGTTTGTATTGCTTCCAGCCTTCGCTTTTGTGGCTTTCGCAGTAGCCTGAAGGGTCAGTAGTGGTATGGCGGCAGCCGCGAACACGGCAGGCTTTCGGGGTTCGTGGCGGCATTAATGCTTCCCTTTAAGTTATTACGATGGAACAGACCATAGAAATGGCAATAAAAAACCGCCCGGAGGCGGTTCAATTATCATCTCGATAAACTAAATCAGATCACCAATGTATTTTGCACTAATTGAAATTTGCATCTGAGGCATTCCGACCACAGATCCATTTAACAGGTAATCACGTCCTCGTTCCTGCAAAGAAAGACTCAATTCAAAGTTCTTTACCCCAGGGAAAACCGAGGTGACATTTAAATCATGCTGCGATACGCGCAGAATAAGTTGGCTACCGTCAATTTTTCCCTGATACGTAAAACCAAAATCTCCGCCGTTTACTGCATTGTTTTTGACAACTACGGTACCATTACCAAAATCACGTTGATTGCTTCTGAAAACAACAAAATAGATACCATCTTTCATGTGTAAAGCCCTTTAAAAGAGTCACCAAAATCAGGTGCTTTGTATCTATTGGGCCATCACATATCAAATCAAGGAACAAAACAAAGTTAACATCATTTTTTTTGCATGATGTGACCACGCTCAACTTCAATCCTTCTGATGTCAGCTTTATCGGTATTACACTGCGCCAATGCAGACAACAAGGCGACATTCAGATCTAAGCTCGAGCCCCACGTAAAATGATCAGGTAAATCAGGCTGAGGGGTTTCAGCCGTCAGGCTGGCTGGTAACGGAACTACCGGAACCTGGACGTAAACTGTTCGCGTACTTCCGCAACCGGTCAGCAGCGGCAGCAGGCACAGGACGTGAAGCACAATCATCATCCGCAACAGCCACTTTGATATCTTCCTGGGTTCTCTGTGACTCCAGTGCGATCTGCTGTTTTGCATGTTGATTCGCCTCCTGAATGATGTTCGTTATTGCCATAGTACGCAGAACATTCGCGGTGATAGCCTCAGTAGAATCAGCTCGCTGTTCCGCAGCATCAGCACGCTTCTGCTCCTCCAGAAACTTTCCATGATAGTGATTCGCTGACCAGACAAGACCACCAGCGACACAAGCAATAAACGTTAAAATGAGCGCCCAATAACTCATCTTCATACCAGCAGCGCCGCCCGCGCCTTGTTGTATCGGACCTTACGATCCTCAATACCGTTCAAACCGCCGTTAATGATGCGCGTAACACGGTTAATATCGGCACCGTAGATCATGCAACCTTTAGAGGTGTAGAACCATGCAGCTGAGCGCGCAGCCTGTAGTTCCTGTTCCAGTTGTTCAGGTGAAGTCACCAGATCTAACTTCAGCGCCGCGCCACAGATGCGATAATTATGGAGGCCAGTGATTTGAATTAATCCTCTACCACGATATTTCCAGCCATCACCTGGTGCTTTGTTACCCAGTCGGTTGCTATACACCAGATTGGCAATAGCATCCTGACGAGCTGCATGTCCGGATGTTCTGCCAAGGGCATCAGCCTGCTGCTGTGTGATCCTCTTTCCGAACGTCGCCACAAGCGCAGATGGTGTGTAGTTAAGATTTTCAACTACGGCGCTAAACCCCATCGACTCATGGCCTACCTGAGCGATAAACATTGCCTGATCCGCTGGTGCTGTAATGCCGAATTCCTTCATCGCCGCATCAATGTGCGGAAACCAGCGCGCAGCCAGCCCGGCGCTAATACCAGCCGCCTTTTGAAATAATTGTTGGTTCATTAGTGCCTCAGATGATCAACCAGACGTGCAACGTTGCCTCTGACAGCCACCAGCACGGAAAGAAAAATAGTGTTCGCCACGATAATGGGCCATGAGGAATGGGGATAAATCCCACAGAGATAGGCCAACGGAACAGCACTGTATGTAACAGTAATCAGCCAGGCTAAACGTGAAACCCAAGGACGATGCCGCGAATCACCACGACGATAAAACATCAGAGTAATAACAACACAAGCACATAACAGCGCATTTATAGTTGCTGTCGGGTCATTTAGCCCCACCTGACCCTCCCCGGCGCGTTATGAGCGCCACCAGCGAGCCGATATCCTGATTATTCAGGAACGTCAGGATTTTAACGGCTAAAGCAGAGACGATTACGGCACCAATAGCATCCAGAGGTTTATCACTGTATCCGGTCAAGTTCGCCAGCTTGGAGCCAACCAACCCAGAGCAAAGAATCCCGGCAATATATGACACGATAAAATATGCCAGTCGGCGCGATGCACTCAGATCTGCAGCTGTTGCTATGTAGAATACAGCCCCTGCAAATGCGCCAAATACAACGCCGTAATCAGTTCCGGTCAGCAGTCCATAAACACTGGCACCCGTCAGGGCACCACCAGCCAGCCCAGTACCGGAAATCGGATCGGACATTTAGCCCCCTCTTAATTGCTGTTGGTCCTCTCAGAACGAGGGGAAACAAAAAAGGCCGCATTAAGGCGGCCTTGGTAAGGTATAGTTTTTTTAAGATAAACTTTGATTGATATACTCATGACACCCAAAAATAAAGGCGTTTTGTGCATCAATAAATGACTTTTTTTCTTCCGGAGTAAAATACCCTTTTGTAAAACATACTTTTAGCGCTTTTTGAAGATCTGCCGTCAGGGTTATCAACTTACAACCTTCCTCATCAGGCCTTATTAATAGAAGTAATTTATTTTTACTTATTTCAGCGGCCTTTATTGGAACTTGAATCTCCTCAGGGAAAACACCCTTAGCCAATATATCCATATTCTTATTTCCGACCAGATGCCATTGCTCAAATGTGCTGGCCAACATAATTACGTCTGTCACATGCTCAGCGCCAGCAAAACGTATTTGTTGCGCCAATTCTTTATTAGTATTCAAGTGAGCCTGTAATGTGGCTAAGGCAAAATTTTCTTTGATTGCCCTGTATGCAACCCAACCAGTTATTCCTGCGGCAATAACGCCTGCAAGAGCAGTAATGAGTGTTTCAAAAGGAAAGGAAGAACTGATTTCAATTGGCGGTAATTTTTCTATTACCAAGGTCAACTCGCCAGTAGTTTTTTCGAAAGCGTACGGTACGTTTTGCCAAGTCATGAAGCCTCCTGAGTTTCAGAGGAATCATAACAAAAAAACCCGCTCAATGGCGGGCTATTAATGTTGTGTTGCTCAGTTCGCTTTAACGTCCCGAGCCTACCACAATTTAAGCACTTTCTTGCTCACTCTGCAACTTAAATCTGTCGCTATTTGTGCCGAATGCGTCACAAACTGGAGCGTACAGGATCGATTCTGCAAGACTTAGCCAAGTGTCAATGCGTCGACGACAGGTGATCAGCGGCCAGTCAGGATGTTTAGCCTGCAGTTCATTGGCCATCTGCAACTTGCTCTTACGAAGACGATACCGGTCAACAATCACGCTATAGAGCGATCGGTAGTCATCATTCATCAGTACTGAAGCAATGACACCGTCCACTAACAACCCTTCTTCATCTGAACAGAACGCCAGGCCGCTTTTATTTTTGCTGTTGAGAATTTCACGCAGGTACGCTTCAAGTTCAGGCTTGGTGATACCCGCTATCTTCATCCGGCGTAGCGCTTCATTGATAGCTGTCTTGGTGATTTTCCCGGATGCCAGAAGCTGGTTAAACATGTTTCCACCACTACCACCGCCGATATAAGACCAGCGGCCCCACATGCGCAACTTGCCTTGTATCCAGATACTTTCCAGAGTACGAAGGCGAACCATTTCACCTGATTTGCCAACTTCAGAAGGATTAATCATTTAGCATTCTCCACTTACGCCAGTACGCCTATTGCCAGCGCACGATCGATAAAACGAAATATCAGCTCCAGCTGGGAGCCATACTTCTCTTCAAATGCCACGGTATCCGCATGCAGCTCGTCGTGATGCTTTCTGCACAAAGGCAACACAAAGAGGTCATGCGCTTTTGTACCCATTCCACCCTGACCGTGGCCTATCAGGTGGTGGGGATCATCAGCAGGCTTTCCACAACATGCACACGGCTGTGTCTTAACCCAGCGCGTGTACTTTTCATTAACCCAGCGGCGACGTTTCGGGCGTAACATAAAAGACTCCGGCGACTCCGGATCCACTTTCAGCGCCAGCACCTTTTTCGCTTTATCCTGGATGATGCTGGTGGCAGGAACCAAAGGCACAAGGTCACTTTCCCGGGTGACAGACGGCACAACAGGCTTCGGTAATCTCAGAGCCTTACGGGCTGCACTTTCCGGTAAGGCATCCGCCAGGTCATTACGAACCAGCCACCAGCACAGTTCCGGCATTGTCATAACGTGACTATCATCAAAACCGAGATCCCGACGCACGACAGACAACACCCAGCGAGCACAGTTATCCGTTGCCATTGATTCCAGCCGTTCCGTGAACTGATCGCGCAGCTGGTTATCGCAGTGCCAGCACAGACGGATTGCGCCCGGAGCGTGTCGCATTGTGGTCATGTTCTCGCTGTGCCAGTCGGAATGAGGCCACTGGCAGCCTTTTTCACGAAGTAACCAGCTTTCAAGACATTCCACGCCACCAGCACGACGGATCACTGCCTCATTGCGGAACACGGCCCGAACGGCAGGATCATCCGCCAGCGGTTGTGATGCCGCCGGAACGGCACCACTGGCAAAAGATGAATAACGTTCCGGCTCAGGCTCCAGCAGGACACGCCCCTGCATAAACAGGGGCATCAGCTCTGAACCTGGCCTGAACAATACGATCCCCATACGCGGGGCAATTTCAGGGGTCAGTAGTGCTCTCACGGTCACCTCAATGAACGGTATCGAGCAGCTTTAACAGCTCAGGGAATCGGGATTCGAAGAAGTGCGGCTGCGTCTCGCGCGGATTTGCGGGACTGGTGATGTTCTTGCCGAACATGCAGCCTTTCGCTGTCAGCGACCAGAATTTTTTGATGTTGTTAATCGCGGTACGGCTGTATCGTTCGCGCTGCTCGACGATCCCCAGCTTCACCATCTGGTGATATGCCTGATTAGCCGTCAGGCGGATACCATACTGTTTCAGCAGTGCACTCAGTGACAGTGTCGGGCGACTTGAGCCATCGTGTGCATCAGCAGGAGCATCAATGGCATAGCGCGGTGCCAGATTCGGTAAGCCAACAGCCTCCTGGAGTTTCTGACAGGCACCAAGCACAGATGAGTTAGACAGGTTTAACTCCCGACGCATAAAGTCCAGCAGAATCACACCAGCCTTCATCTTGTCAGCAGCCTGTCCGGATAATTTTTCCGGTGCGCTGGTTACCATGTCGAAAGTACGGATCACCTTCAGATGGAATGACGGGCTGATCCACATTGCATAGGCATACACCAGTTCCTTGCAGACATAAGTTCCCCGTTCATTTCCCCCATGAATCACACTCACCGGGTCAACACCCAAATTCTGGGTGTTGGTCAATTCATGAACAAGTTCAACAGTTTGTTGGCTGGAAAGAAACTTTCCCGGCTCCTTGGTTCTGGCATTTGCACCAGATGCTACTGCTGCGCGATGCAGATCGTTCAGGCTGTAACGCCCATAAGCATCACGACGAACTTCAATACCATCAATGACCATCAGATTATTCATACTTCGTTTCTCCTCTTAATCAGGCGGCTGCACCCGCCGGTTTCTCGTACTTACTGATAGTGATCTCGACCTTCCCTTCCGGGATAACCGGTCCCCACTCCACCAACATTCTTTTCACTTGGCTGTCGTCTTCCCACACACCCGCGTGGGTCAGGGCGTCAAACAGCGCCTTGTTATAGTTGTCCAGATCGCGGATCCGGTTATCCGGAGGAAACAACAAGATCTCCACTGAAGCAGGTGCCGACGTTGGTTTCGGCAGACGACGTAACTGCTCAACTATTGCTGCGCACGCTGCGCTCTGGAATTTTCGCCCCGCCGCGCTTATCAGGCTCTTACCAGCAAACGCCCCTTTGTTGGGGTGTCGCCAGTACGTGTTCACGCTGGGCGGAAAAGGCAGGATCAGCTTCATACTTTCAGGCCCCTCTCATGTAACCAGTGGGTTGCACGCAGCTTTGCGTTTTCCTCACCGGCAAGCAGTGCGCGGATAATCCCGACCGCCTCGCTGTCGTCGTCCTTCACCGCGGTATGAAGCGTTATCCCCCGGGCCACGCCACGCTTTATCGTGATGACGCCTTTTTTCTCCAGTGCACGAAGATGCTCTACCGCTGCATTCACTGAACGGTATCCCAGCATGGTTGCCACCTCCTGATTGGTTGGCGGAAAGCCACGCTCTTTCTGATAAGAAATCAGCATATCCAGCACCTGCTGTTGGCATTGAGTTAACGTCGTCATTAAGCCCCCACGTAATTCCCTGACAGATACCACTCATCACTCGATACAGCGCGCTTGCTGCTTTTTCGTAAACACAGCTCACGACGCGCCAGAAAATTGTTTCGTTCTGGCTGGGAGTGGCTTTCACGGAATGCCGCCATCCACACGGTTGCAGCACGACGGTATAAGCCCCTGGACTCCAGTTCTTCAGCCTGGCGGGTCAGGCACAAAATCACCCGTGGATCGTTAGTGCCGACATAGAAATTGCGCACAGGTCTGGTTTCTCGAACTGGTTGTGGTTCCGGTGCCTGCGCTCTCTCAGTCAGGCGCGGGAAATGTCTGCGTGTATCTCCTTCACAACGGTGAGCCACACGCCCACTCTGACGTAACTTGCTTGCAGACTGCAGAACGCGCTGCCGTGAGTAACCTGCAAAAGCATCCGCAATGTCTCCGGAAGTACACCCCGGATGGGCTTCAATGAATTTCTGAACGTCATTTAACAGACTCATGATCACCCTCTGAATCCTGCCGGGATCTGGCTGTAGTCCACGTTGTCGTAACTGGCTTTGAAGTACGGGTCCTCGCGTTTTTCGGTGTACGTGCTGACGGACGGCGATAAGCGCAGGGAAAGCTCATCCCATTTTTCCCGCAGCTTCGACGGGCTGAGCACGTTACGGCACCAGAACGGATCGCGGCTGACGCGGCTGTACATCTCGCAGATTTGTTTGTGAGTACGCCCATCCTGTACACACATCAGGCGAATTTCGTTTGCCCAAGCTGTCCAGTTCGGTTCTTTGGGACGAACCACCTCGCCGTCACATTCGGCAGCCTGCTCGTACAGGGCGATGATTTTTTTCCAGAGCCACTGTGCGCAGGTCAAATCATCCTGCGTCCCCCACTGGCGCTTTTTAGGGCTGAATACAACCGCATCAGGATGGCGAGTTAAAAAATCCTGTTCAGCCGTCTGCGTGTCCGGTTGCGAAGCGTCCGGACGAGAAGGTTTTTTATCTGACGGATCATGTTTTGATTTTACTGACGGATCCCCGCCAGATTCTGACGGGTGAAAACCCGCTTTTTTGCCAGATTTCGACGCATCAAATTTTGACGGGTCAGATTTTGATGCGTCAGATTTTGACGGGTCAGAATCTGACAGTTGAGAAAATGCCGCTGCCTGAAGCTTCGCAACGTTAAGCTGATAAACATTCGACGCATTGCGGTTACCCTGGCGACGCGCCTTACGCGTTAACCAGCCTTCTGCTTCCAGCCGTGCGATAGCCGTTCTGACGGTACTCATCCCCGCGCCAATCTGACGGGCAATGGTTTCAATTGATGGCCAGCACACACCTTCGTCATTACTGAAATCAGCCAGGCGGGCCATAATTGCCACGCTGGATAACTTCATGCCTGATGCAGCGCAACCATCCCATACATAGCCGGTTAATTTAGTGCTCATGACCGACCTCTATTTCCCTGAATTTACGACGAAACTGTTCGAGCGGACTGAAGCATTCATGCTCATAACCTTCGCGGAGGTAGATAACCCGTTGTGTTTCCGGCTCCCAACGAATGACTCTGACGGGCACTCCGTAGTGATCTTTGAACCAGCGGTTAACTTGTCGCAAAGGACTGTCTCCTTCTGCCGGTTGAAATCACCCACAGCCCACTCTGCAAAGCTGTGGGTTACAATTTCCCTGTCACCTGGTACATTAACTGCATAGCAATACTCCACCTTCGCTTTTCCACCCGGTACAGGAAGCGCAATCAGTTGCGAGCGACGGTAGTGTGTTGTTAAACTGTTCATGCGTTAGTTTCTCCACAGTCACGACACGCCACGGCGCCCGGAGCTGCACACTCGCGGGCGTCATTACTTTCTGAAATGCAAAAGATTTTGTAGACCAGTGCTGCATGCTCCTGCAGCTTCGAAATTGAGAGATACAGCTCGTCGTTAATTGCTGTCTTCTCATGCGGTTCCACCACACCGTCTTCGATTGCCGAACGAATCTGTCTGGAATAACTGCCAATCTGTTCAATGACTTCCAGCAGGCGCTGGTTAATATCGGCGTTGTCCACATCCTCGACGTCAGGAAGAGACACAAAGACGCCATTTGCAGACTGCGCCACAGCGTCAGCAATGAAGTGAGTTCCACCAGCACGTTGCAAAATCATTGCCCATCCCAGCGGGAAAATCTGATCGCCATCGGCACGAAGGCGGTTAAATAATGCGTTTTCTGTTACATCCAGCCAGTCAGCTGCTTCAGCGTAACCACCCGGCAACGCTGCGATAGTTTTTCTGACAGCTTTCACGTACCACTCAGGCTGTTTTTCTACTTTCCAGTGATGCTTACCCACGGTTAGCCTCATCGTTCTGTGGTTTCTGTTAATCGATTTATCCATTAGATTTTTCATAAAGCTCAGGTTTAAATGGCAACCGTCCGCAAGTTCTATATGCAGCTTCTGCTGCACGTCCTTTTGGAATTAACTGGCCCGGACGGTTTCGCCACTGATAAACGGCTTCAGTTGTTATGCCGAAAAAAGCAGCAACTTTCTCAATACTGCCGAAGTAGCTTTCGATATCGTCAGTTGTCATACGCCCTCCAAACTAAGTTTTATTAGATGCTAATTACAAATCTATCTTTGGTCAATAAAAACTAAGATTACTTAGCAATTCAAGAAATGGTGCTCCTATGGAAACGGTTGGTCAGCGTATAAAAGCTCTGAGAAGAGTTACCGGAACGTCCCAGAAAGAATTGGGTAAATTTTGTGGAGTAAGCGACGTTGCTGTGGGGTACTGGGAGAAAGACATCAATACCCCTGGTGGGGAGGCGCTTTCGAAATTAGCGAAGTTCTTCAATACGTCAATAGATTACATTCTTTATGGTGCTGAGTTTGAAGGCAAACTCGTCACAAACATGCGCAGAGTTCCTGTAATATCGTGGGTTCAGGCTGGGCAGTTTACTGAGTGCAGGGCAGCAGAAGTGTTTAGTGAAGTGGACAAGTGGGTAGATACATCATTAAAGATTGGTGATAACTCATTTGCATTAGAGGTTAAAGGTGACTCCATGACTAACCCTAATGGCCTCCCAACAATACCAGAAGGCGCAACAGTGATTGTAGATCCAGATGCAGAACCTCGTCATGGAAAAATAGTCATCGCTCGACTTGATGGAACAAACGAAGCTACAGTAAAAAAATTAGTCATCGATGGCCCTCAAAAGTTTTTAGTGCCATTAAATCCTCGGTATCCCAACATCCCTATCAATGGTAATTGCCTTATCATTGGTGTAGTCAAAGGAGTTCAATACGAACTCTAAGACCTCTCTTCTCTAACTAAGGCACCGAACTAAGAAAAGTTTGGTGTTTTCTCTTGCCATAATAACTAAGTTAAGTTAGATTTTATATCAAAGATAACGAACAGGCAGGACGCCCACGAAGTAGCCGCCTGGGGCATATGAAGTCCAGGATGATTCGTTGAGTCATGTTGTGCCACCAGGCACTCATGTTAAAGCAGGTGTATGAAATGAAAGTCCAGATTTTAAACAATAACTGTGAAGTCGTTTGGGCGTAAAACATGACCGCGCGTAGACCAAGGGAGGAAAAAGTGGGAATAGTTAGAAATCAAGCAGATATATTGAAAATCAGCTCTGAATTACTTGGAGTTTTGAAAAGTGAGCTCACCGCACATGGCATCGAGCCCACTGACGAAAATTTAAGTTGGGTTTTGTCGATTATTCAACAATCACTCAAGCCCAGCCTCAGCAAACTTTTTATCGAGTAGTGCTTCGAACTTATCGTAAAGCTTGCTTATGTCGTCTATCGGGTTTTCTGACGTACTGTAATTTTTATCTGATGTCATGGCAGCAGTCTGATATGCAGTGTGAGTCTTAACCGATAGTTGGAATAAATAAAGAATTTTTTCTTCTTTGGTCATAACTATTTCCTTCTTGGCTATATGAAAACACCAAGATACCACCGAGCCTGAAGTGGTGAAAAGACAGGCACATAACAGCTAAGTATTTTCAACCAAAGAGAATCCTTAGCGTTGTGGTGAATGCGGCTCAGCGCACGCGGGTTAAGGTTGAGGCTGACAGTCGACCTTCTGTGGATACCCACCCGTCTGGTGTGCAACCTTCGCCAGGCACCGGGAGGCACCCGGCACCACAACTTTATGCTGTATGTAGTCTTGGCGGTACCAGTTTGTACCCTTGCTTCCGGCTGGTACCGTCCTTTTTACAAAACAGAGAAGAGCATCACCGGACGACGGGCTCATAACCCAATCCATCCGGGCGGCTGCCACCGCAGGTGTTCTTCTCTGTTTTGTGGAGAAACTAATCGTCCTTGCAGGGTCGATATGATGAGGAGCAGCAAAATGGCTAGCGAACGCAGTACTGATGTGCAGGCATTTATCGGGGAGCTGGACGGCGGCGTATTTGAAACCAAAATCGGCGCAGTTCTCAGTGAAGTCGCTTCCGGTGTGATGAACACGAAAACCAAAGGTAAGGTCTCACTCAACCTGGAAATCGAACCATTTGATGAGAACCGTGTGAAAATCAAACACAAACTCTCATATGTTCGCCCGACTAACCGCGGGAAAATTTCCGAAGAAGACACCACCGAAACGCCGATGTATGTCAATCGCGGTGGTCGCCTGACTATTCTGCAGGAAGACCAGGGACAGTTACTGACTCTTGCCGGTAAACCTGACGGAAAACTCCGCGCAGCAGGTCGTTAATATCGTTTTTAATTAACTGATTATTTATCTCATCACTGAATATCTTTATATAGTGAGGACTTATTATGTCTCAGAACTTAGACGCAACCGCAATTAATCAAATCCATGCCCTTATTTCTGCTCAGGGTGTTAATGAAATTATCAGTAAGATTGGTGCCGATGCTGTGGCATTGCCTGAGAATTTCCGCATTCATGATCTGGAAAAATTTAATTTAAATCGCTTCCGTTTCCGTGGTGCGCTTTCCACTGCCAGCATCGATGACTTTACCCGTTATTCTAAAGATCTTGCAGATGAAGGCACCCGCTGCTTTATCGATGCTGATAATATACGTGCCGTCAGTGTGCTTAACCTGGGTACTATTGATGAACCAGGTCACGCAGATAACACCGCCACTCTCAAACTGAAAAAGACAGCACCGTTCTCTGCTCTGTTGTCTGTTAACGGCGAGCGTAACTCCCAGAAGTCACTGGCAGAATGGATTGAAGACTGGGCCGACTACCTTGTGGGCTTTGATGCTAATGGTGACGCCATTCAGGCAACAAAAGCGGCTGCGGCAGTCCGTAAAATCACAATTGAAGCGAACCAGACTGCTGATTTTGAAGACAATGACTTCAGCGGCAAACGCTCCCTGATGGAGTCTGTCGAAGCGAAGACCAAAGACATTATGCCAGTGGCATTTGAATTTAAATGCGTTCCGTTTGAAGGCCTGAAAGAACGTCCATTTAAATTACGACTCAGCATTATCACTGGTGATCGCCCTGTACTGGTTCTGCGCATTATTCAGCTGGAAGCAGTGCAGGAAGAAATGGCTAACGAATTTCGTGATCTGCTTGTTGAGAAATTCAAAGACAGCAAAGTCGAAACCTTTATTGGTACTTTCACCGCCTGATTTCATTACTGCAAATGCCCCTGCGGGGGCATTTATGGAAACGTAATTAACTCAATAATCACCGGATGGTGAGGGCTTCCTTTTACCAGAATTCAGCGCGGTGCAGCGCATATACGTGGAGAACAAAATGTCATTTATTAAAACTTTTTCCGGGAAGCATTTTTATTATGACAGGATAAATAAAGACGACATCGTGATTAACGATATCGCAGTTTCCCTCTCAAATATCTGTCGCTTTGCAGGGCATCTTTCACACTTCTACAGCGTCGCCCAACATGCGGTGCTTTGCAGCCAGCTGGTACCGCAGGAGTTTGCTTTCGAAGCGTTAATGCATGATGCAACAGAAGCGTATTGTCAGGACATTCCCGCACCACTGAAACGCCTTCTTCCTGACTATAAACAAATGGAAGAAAAAATAGACGCCGTAATCCGTGAGAAATACAGGTTACCCCCAGTTATGAGTACGCCCGTGAAATATGCCGATCTCATCATGCTGGCAACCGAACGCCGCGATCTCGGGCTTGATGATGGCTCTTTCTGGCCTGTACTGGAAGGTATCCCGGCAACAGAGATGTTCAACGTGATTCCACTGGCACCGGGCCATGCCTACGGGATGTTTATGGAACGCTTTAACGAGTTATCGGAGTTACGCAAATGCGCATGAATGTTTTCGAAATGGAAGGGTTTCTTCGTGGGAGATGTGTACCGCGAGATCTGAAAGTGAATGAAACAGATGCTGAATACCTGGTGCGTAAATTCGATGCGCTTGAAGCTAAATGTGCAGCACAGGAAAACAAAGTAATACCAGTGTCAACTGAACTGCCACCAGCAAATGAAAGTGTTTTGTTATTCGATGCTAACGGAGAAGGCTGGCTAATTGGCTGGCGTTCTCTCTGGTACACCTGGGGACAAAAAGAAACCGGAGAATGGCAGTGGACATTTCAGGTAGGGGACCTTGAAAACGTCAATATCACTCACTGGGCAGTAATGCCAAAAGCACCGGAGGCTGGAGCATAATGACCACTTTTACCGACAAAGAACTGATTAAAGAAATTAAAGAGCGTATCAGCAGCCTTGACGTGCGAGACGATATTGAGCGCCGTACTTATGAAATCGCACTCCTATCTCTGGAAGTAGAACCAGATGAACGCGAAGCTTATGAATTATTCATGGAAAAGCGTTTCGGTGACTTAGTAGATCGTCGGAGAGCAAAAAACGGCGATAACGAATACATGGCATGGGATATGACTCTCGGTTGGATCGTCTGGCAGCAACGAGCAGGTATCCATTTTTCAACAATGTCACAACAAGAGGTGAAATAATGGAGCCATACAGCCTCACACTCGATGAGGCCTGTCATTTTCTCAAGATATCCAGACCGACTGCCATTAACTGGATACGCACGGGGCGTCTTCAGGCAACACGCAAAGATCCCACTAAGAATAAATCTCCTTACCTCACAACACGACAAGCCTGCATTGCGGCTCTTCAGTCTCCGCTGCATACTGTCCAGGTGAGCGCGGGTGATGGCATAACAGAGGAAAGAAAATGTCACTCTTCCGCAGAGGTGAAATATGGTACGCCAGTTTCACATTGCCGAACGGTAAAAGATTTAAACAGTCTCTTGGAACAAAGGACAAAAGGCAGGCGACAGAACTCCATGACAAGCTAAAGGCTGAAGCATGGCGGGGCAGCAAACTTGGTGAAATACCTGATATAACGTTCGAGGAAGCGTGTGTCAGGTGGCTTGAAGAGAAAGCACATAAAAAATCACTGGACGATGACAAAAGCCGGATCGGATTCTGGCTTCAACATTTCGCAGGAATGCAACTAAGAGACATTACTGAATCAAAAATTTATTCAGCAATGCAGAAAATGACAAACCGGCGTCATGAGGAAAACTGGAAACTCAGGGCAGAAGCATGCAGAAAAAAAGGGAAACCTGTTCCAGAATACACGCCAAAACCAGCGTCCGTTGCAACGAAGGCTACGCATCTTTCATTTATAAAGGCCCTACTAAGAGCCGCAGAGCGTGAATGGAAAATGCTGGATAAGGCACCAATTATTAAAGTGCCTCAACCAAAGAATAAACGGATCCGCTGGCTGGAGCCCCATGAAGCACAAAGGCTGATTGATGAATGTCCGGAGCCATTAAAGTCTGTTGTTGAATTTGCACTGGCAACAGGCTTAAGACGCTCGAACATCATCAACCTTGAATGGCAACAAATAGATATGCAGCGCCGGGTGGCATGGATAAACCCGGAAGAGAGTAAATCAAACCGCGCAATTGGCGTTGCGCTGAATGATACTGCATGTCGCGTATTGAAAAAACAAATCGGGAATCATCACCGTTGGGTATTTGTGTACAAGGAAAGCTGTACCAAACCAGACGGAACGAAAGCGCCAACAGTAAGGAAGATGCGGTATGACGCAAACACAGCCTGGAAAGCGGCGCTGAGACGGGCTGATATTGATGATTTCAGATTTCACGACTTGAGACACACCTGGGCAAGTTGGCTGGTTCAAGCCGGAGTCCCGTTGTCAGTGTTACAGGAAATGGGAGGTTGGGAGTCTATCGAAATGGTTCGTCGATATGCTCACCTTGCACCTAATCACCTTACCGAACACGCACGGCAAATAGACTCGATCCTGAACCCATCGGTCCCAAATTTGTCCCAGTCAAAAAATAAGGAAGGTACTAATGATGTGTAACTTATTGATTTAAATGGTGCCGATAATAGGAGTCGAACCTACGACCTTCGCATTACGAATGCGCTGCTCTACCAACTGAGCTATATCGGCCCTGAAAGGACATGTTCACGAACGTGAATCACGGTGGACAAGGTTAAAACTAACCGGGCGATGCGTCAATGGCCTTGTGAATCAAATGGCTACTTTTGCATCACCCGGTTTTATTTACGCACGAATGGTGTAATCACCAATGCCGATCCACTTGTAAGTGGTCAGTGCTTCCAGCCCCATTGGGCCACGCGCGTGGAGTTTTTGTGTGCTTACCGCCACTTCCGCACCCAGACCAAACTGGCCGCCGTCGGTAAAACGCGTAGAGGCGTTAACGTAAACAGCGGACGAATCCACTTCGTTAACAAAACGCTGGGCGTTGCGCATATCGCGGGTCAGGATCGCATCGGAGTGTTGTGTGCCGTGTTCACGAATATGGGCGATGGCATCGTCAAGATCGCTGACGATTTTGACGTTCAAATCTAATGACAGAAACTCATCGTCATACTCTTCGGCTTTAACAGCAACCACCTTCGCAGGGCCTGCCTGCAACTGCGCCAGTGCAGCTGCATCTGCGTGTAATGTCACGCCGCTTTCCGCCATTTGTTTGCTTAATGCGGGCAGGAAGCTATCGGCGATGTTTTTATTCACCAGCAACGTTTCAACCGTATTACATGTGCTCGGACGCTGAGTTTTCGCGTTGACGATCACTTTTAATGCTTCAGCGATCTCTACACTTTCATCAACGTAAATATGGCATACGCCTATACCACCTGTGATCACCGGGATTGTCGACTGTTCACGGCACAGTTTATGCAAACCAGCGCCACCACGCGGGATCAGCATGTCGATGTATTTATCCATACGCAGCATTTCACTGACCAGCGCACGGTCAGGATTATCAATCGCCTGCACGGCACCCGCCGGTAAGCCGCAGGATTTCAGGGCGTCCTGAATCACCGCCACCGTTGCAGCGTTAGTGCGACACGTTTCTTTGCCACCGCGCAGGATCACCGCATTACCGGTTTTCAGGCACAGCGAAGCGACATCAACCGTCACGTTCGGGCGCGCTTCATAAATCACGCCAATAACCCCCAGCGGTACGCGACGACGCTCAAGACGCAGGCCGCTGTCCAGTACGCTGCCATCGATTACCTGCCCCACCGGATCGGCGAGGTTACACACCTGGCGCACATCATCGGCAATGCCTTTCAGCCGTGCGGGCGTCAGTGCCAGACGGTCAAGCATCGCTTCGCCAAGGCCATTGGCACGCGCGTCAGCAACATCCTGGGCGTTAGCGTTGAGGATGATTTCGCTTTGTGCTTCCAGTTCATCGGCGATTTTTTCCAGCACGCGATTTTTTTCGCGGCTGGAGAGTTGCGCTAATTTATACGAGGCTTGCTTCGCGGCAATGCCCATTTGTTCCAGCAT